CAATAATGGATAAGGACTAAGCCCAACCAGGTTTTACCTCACAAGGGAGTGTGAAAAATGTCAAGAAAAAATCTAATTTACAATTTTAAGGCTATCGACAAAGGCAGCATGGCTTTAACTCAAATTGTCGGACTACAGACCGACGTATCGCCTTTTGATACTGTTACTTATGATATCCATTGGGATTCGGGGGCTTTTACGGATGGCGCGGTTGTCATTGAGCATTCAAAAGATGGATTAACATGGACAGTCCTAGATTTTGGAGCGCCTATTTTAATAACGCCAGAACAAGGATCGCACCAGTTAATAATAACCGAAGTAGGTTTTAAGTTTTTGCGCCCAACTTACAATAGATCAAGTGTATCGGCAGTTGGAAATATAACTATTAGCATTTTTTGCACAAATAAGGGGTGTTAATATGACAACTTTTGTATATCCTCCAATAAAATTAACAACGGATGGAATTTCTTTTTACGATAATGATTCTTTAACATTTGTTAGAAATGACGATGCTGCACCAATAAACAATTTTCCACTTCCTTCGGGAATGATGGTTAAGAAAGACGATGGCAATTGGTACCCAGTTACTTTAGATACAACAAGCCCATACAATCATACCCCAATTCCTGTTTGCATTACCGACGTTACTGGAACAACAAACGTTACAATTAACGCTGGAGATATTTCAGTAGGAATTAAACATAATGGAGCTGACCCTTCATCAGTTAGAATTGGCGATGGAACAAACTTAGCCGCCGTTTCTGCTTTAAATGCGTTAAAAGTAGATAGCGCGTGGACAACTCAGCCAGTAAGTAACGCTGCTTTAAACGTAGACACGGCTGCATCTGGTTCTATTACTGGAACAGCATCAGCTCAAATTGCAACTACAAACTATGGAACTGTTGCATTTACTGTAGAAGGGACTTGGACTGGAACTATAACTGTTGAACTTTCTCAAGACAATTCGACCTGGTATCCAACGACTTATGTTTCTCTTGCCACTGGAAATAGTTCAAATACATTTACGGCAAATACTTCTGGTCAAGCAAATGTTGTGGGCTATGCTTATTTTAGACTTAAAGGTGCAACGGTATCATCAGGAACTGCATTTGTTAATTTTATTGCTAGCAATAAAGTTTCTAATGTAATGCTAGATAATCCATTGCCAGCTGGTTCAAATAATATTGGAAATATAAACAATGTTACAGGAACAATTACACTTCCAACTCTTGCTGCAACTTCAACATTGCAAACAACTGGAAATAGTTCATTGTCATCTATTGATACTAAAATTCCTGCTTTGGGACAAGCATTGGCAGCAGCATCAGTACCTGTGGTATTACCAGCTGCGCAATTATCAACATTAACGCCATTATCAACAGTAACTATAAATCCATTAACAAACACAAGCGTTGTAAAGGCTCAACTTCAAGATAATGCTGGTGCAGCAATTACTCTTGGACAACAGTTATCGGTTTCTTCGGTTCCAGTAGTATTGCCAGCGGCTCAAATTACCACTTTAACGCCTCCAGCAGCCATCACAGGGTTTGCTCTTGATGCAACAGCATCAAAACTAAACATTACCCCAAACACAGCCTTAGGGGCTAACACTGGTCCAATGGTACAGGCTTCTGTCGTATCTACTTCTCCGACTTATACGGCTGGAAATATTTCTCCATTAACAGTAAATACATCTGGTCTTTTAAAGGTCATATCTCTTGGAGCAGCAGCATCGTATGTGCAATCTGTAACTCTTGACGGAGTAACAGCACAAACATTTGCTCCACCAGCAACAGCAAAATGGGTAAAAATTCAAGCTGATGATAATAACTCAGTAAACTTAAGAGTTTGCATGGGTGGTACTGCAACAGCAACTAACGGTCATTTATTTGCACCGGGAAGATCGGAAGATTTTCCAGCAGTTGCTACAATTTCAGTAATTGCGGTATCTACTGCAACGGCTCAAATGATTTCAATAACGTGGGGTTAATATGAAACTTATAAAACTATTTATTATAACATGGGCTTTTTCAGTTCAAGCATCACTTCCACCAACTACTTTAAGTGGTGATCAGCAAACACTTAAGCCAACAACATTTACGGCTTTAACTCCAAATAATCAGGCGACACAAGTTCTTGGTGTACAATCAAGAATTGAGACAGGGAACACTAATCTTTTAGCAAACCCTAGCTTTGAACATAATACAGCTACTACAAGCTGGACTATTACCAATGCAACGGGAACAGCAGATTTAAGTAACCAAGTTGAAGGTAAAAAAGCTCTATCATTAGCTTTATCTGGTGCACTTGCAACGACTCAAGATTCTACAATCAATGCGGCTAACTTAGTTGGTCTTCAAGGTGTAGCTTCAGTTAAAATTAAAAGCTCTAACGTTACCGGACTTCAAGTGTGCCCTAGAAATGCTGGAGTAACGGTAACAGCATTATGCGCTAACGTAGTAGCAGATGGAACTTGGAAGAATATTAACATTCCATTTATCATGACAGCTACTTCAAATGGTATCGCTATCATTTCTTCAGGAACAACAGGAACTGTAATTATTGATGATGCTTTTGTTGGAACATCAGCACCATTTCAGAACGTTACTGGGGCAAAGCTAATTGGGACATTAACAACAACAGGATGTATTGGAGGATGGACAACAACATCTGCAACATTTGCCGATTTCGGATTTCAAAGTAGTTGTACGTATGTCACAACTGGGGCAGCACTCGCTCCACCAACTCAAATTCCATCAATAAAATTTGCAAGTCTTCCGGCTGGTGATTATAGATTAGAATATGAAGGATTACTTGGCTCTAGTGGAACAGGTAACAATGCTTCTTTTCAATTTTGGGATGGAATAAATACCGCAAGAGAAACAAGTGTTTTCAATGGTACAGCCTCTGGAATAAATCAAGCTTCGGGAATGAGTCAAACAATTTCATATTCTACAACACAAAGTAACGTAACTCTATCTATTAGAGGTAAACAATCTGGAACATCTACGGCGACTATTTTTGGTACAACCGCTATACCAGGAGTAATCAAAGTCTGGTACTTTCCACCTGAATCTAAAATCTATTCTCAAGCTAGTCAAGATTATGCATACACTAATGCGGGAACAATTACAATTGGTGCAACAACAACTGCACCAACAAAGGGGACAATTGTTACTGATAGAATAATGGCATCGAGAAAAGGACAAAGATTACAAGCTAAATTTCAATATGAGCAATCAACTGCTGGGACGGCAGGAAGTGGTGATTATTTATTTACACTACCAAGCGGTTTAAGTTTTGATTCTAACGTGGTTAGTTTTTACACTGGTGCTGGTACTGCAACAATAGGCACATATTCTAAATCTTATGTGGGTACTGGTAAAGTTTCTAGTGACACATCTCCTTCTTTGGGAATTAGTTTAATTGCATATAGTGCTACACAATTTAGAGTCTTATATCCATATAATGGAACAGCTCAGGCATTTATGGGAGGTGTAATTAGTCCAATGTCTGGAACAAATGTTGGTATGGGGCTTGAGCTAGATGCTCCAATTTCGGGCTGGTCAGACTACGGCTCTATCATCGGCTCATTCGCTGGTATTGAAAAGTGCGCAAATGATTATGAGTGTACTGATACTTTTTCAGCTCAGATTTCAAGCACTGGTGTAGTTTCTAATGAGAATTTAGATTGGATAAATGGAAACTGTACGGTTGCAACATCAAACTATACCTGTCCTTTAAATACAAATTTAAAAGATGGCGTAAGTGGTTTAACTACTACTATGAATTGTGTTGTGGATAACAATCAGGCAGGAGCCGCAATTGCACATGGATTTACTGCAAACTCTACAACTAGTTTTACATTTCAAACTTATAACTCTACAAACGGTGCAGCTAATGCTCAGCCAACAATAATTAAATGCCAAAAGGGATCTTCAGACTACAAACCAAAAACTGCTAAAGTTGCTTCATCTATTGGAGTGCCAACGGTTCCAGGTGTAACTTCATCGGCAATTAAAACATTTTCAGCAATATTAGCAAGCACAAGTGGAACAATATCAAATCAAATTGGAAACGTTATATCTTCATGTACTGCCGCAAACCCAACAGTATGTACATTATCAGGATTAACAGCAACTCCAAACTGTACGGTTTCAACGGTATTTGTAGGTAACAATATGCTTCCTCAAATACAATCGATTTCTAGCACATCAATAAGCGTTAGAACAACTCTTGCTACTACTGGTGGAGATAACCCAAATACGGCTTTTAATATAATTTGTATGGGGCTTTAATTAATGAAGATATCTCAAAATGGTCTTAATTTCATAACAGAGTTCGAGGGGTTTTTCCCCTCGGCTTACCAAGATCAAGCTGGAATATGGACTATTGGAATAGGCACGATTAAATATCCAAACGGTTTAAAGGTGTCAAAAAATGACACTTGTACGCGTGAGCAAGCTGAAACGTGGCTCGATCATGAAGTGACAGAAAAGTGCGCTTATTTTAATCAAGTCTTAGGCAAGATCAATTGGCAACCAAATCAGAATCAATACGATGCTTTAATTTCATTTCTATACAACGTTGGGATTGGTAAATGTTACCCTGGAACTACTATGGGAGATGCGATTTATTCTAAGCATCCTGACTTAATTGCAGATGCCTTCATGACATATTGTAAATACACTAAATGGGGTATAAAGCTAACTTCCAAAGGCTTGCTTCGTAGAAGAACCGCAGAAAGAAATTTATTCTTAGGAGATAAAAAATGATTGAGCTAGCAATACTTTACAGGGCAATAAACCTATTTACGCACCATGCACATAATTTAAGCAAAGGCGCAACGTTTTTTGAAGATCATGCTTTTTTCGGAGAAGTTTATCCCTTAATGGATGACTTTTATGATTCTGTTATTGAAAGATATATCGGAACAAAAAGCGATAGTTTAAATCTTCACGACATTGTAAGCAAGGCAAGTGACATGCTTTCTAAAAGCAACGATGATCATTTTGAAACTACAAAAAACGCACTTGTACATGTATTGAGCATAATTAAAACGCTTTCTCCAAAGGAGAGCCTAGGAACTCAAAACTTACTTGCCGATCAAGCAGATAAGATTGAAGTTCTTTTGTACAAGATTGGAAGAAAACTTAAATAGCACAGGAGGCGCTATGAACTTAAAAAAACTAAAGCTTGAGGCTATTTTATTCACAATGATAGCTCCATTATTGGCTTGGTTTATAAGTTTTGTGGCATCGTCTTATCAGTCCCAGGCAGAAGTTTCTAATCTTAAGTCGGATATTTTAGAAATTAAAGCAGATACAAGATTTATAAAAAACTATTTGATCTTGGAGAAAAAATGAAAATTTTATTATTTATCATTGAAAACAAAGCAACAATTTTACCATTTATTGCGTTAATTTATTCCGAAGTGCTATCATTAAATCCAAACATAAAATCCAATGGGCTAGTTCAGCTTATTGGCAATTTACTAAAAAGGAAGGAAAAATGAAAAAAGATTTAGTTAAACTATTGGTTGAGTGTATTGACCTAGAAAAATTAGTAATTGGACTAGTTAAAGATTTAGGAGAAGAAGCTTTGAAAGAAGCCGTTGCAAAAACAGCAACTCCAATTGATGATGCAGCTGTTGCAATGATTCTTCCTGCACTTAACCCAGCTTTAGAGGCACTCATTAAAAAAGAAGTTGAAGCTTTAAAAGCATCGCTACTGGCTTAGGATGCTATCTACTGATCTTGCTAAAATTAGCAAAGATTATTTCATCAAAAGTTCTTTGGGGGTGGCTCAAGCTGCCCTCTTCTCTGCATTTCCTTATTTAAACATTCCACCATTTAACTTTTTAATTGCTCAGGGGTTAAAGTGGTTAATTGTAAAAGTTGCAGATGGCTTGGAATTAATTTCTTTTTTTATCTATGTTGACCTTCGAACAACTGAAGAAGGTGCTGCATATGTAAAAGCCGCACATCTTGCAGAATCACTACAAACCGAAGAGGCTAGGAGGGCAGCTGATGAAGCATTTAAGCGTCTTGTTTCTTTTACTTCTTAGTTCATGCTCAAGTCTTCCAGATGTACCAATTTGCCGTCCAAGAACGCCTAATACTGGCTTTTGTGCGTGGACGATAAGCGATAAGCAAATCATAATTAATGATACAGTCCTATTGAATGGCAAAACTTGGACAGATATTAAAATAGAATCTGTCTTGGTTCCTGTTGATTCATGGGTTAAAATAAAGGAATATTTCCTTAAGCAATGCAAAAAATACAATGATTGCAATAAAGAAATTGCATCATGGGAAAATAGAATTAATTCAGTGAATCCATAGGAGGACTCATGTCAGATAACATAATTACCCCGAAAAACAAAGGTGCTGTTGAGGTTTTAGACAATACAGGTCGAGTTTATCCCGCTGTTGTTGTTTATACGACTGATGGAAATGGAAACGTCTCGCCTGTTTCGGGTGGCGGTGGAGGTGGTGGTGGTGGTGACGCATCAGCAGCAAACCAAGTAATTGGAAATGCTTCTCTTTCGTCAATCGATGGAAAAGTTTCAACTTCTGCACTTCAAACAACTGGAAATGCTAGTCTTGCCTCAATAGATACTAAATTAACGTCTCCATTGTCCGTAACTGGAACATTTTATCCTGTAACCCAACCAGTTTCCGGATCTGTTTCAGTATCTAATTTTCCAGTGACGCAACCGGTATCTGGTTCGGTAACAGTGTCCAATTTTCCAGCTACTCAGCCTGTTTCAATTGCAACAATGCCAACAACTCCTGTAACAGGTACATTTTTTCAAGCAACTCAGCCAGTATCTGGCTCTGTTTCTGTTTCTAACTTACCAGCAACACAGCAAATTTCTGGTTCAGTTGGAATTGTACAGCAATCAACAAACCCAGCGGCAAGAAACACAAGTTCTATTGTTGTTACTCCAGCTCCTCAAAAAGCATTTAGAACGACGTTTGCATCAGCAATTCCATCTGGAGTAGATTCGGCTTTTTTTACAGTTATCCAAACTGGTGCCGGGATGACAGTTTCACAAAACAACGGAAACTTGGCAATCACAACAGGGACAACTGTAAACGATGAAACTATTTTGAGATCAACGCAATCATTTTCTGGACCAATGGCTCTCAGATGGGCTGCAATATTATCTCAAAGAATTGTCAATAATAACTTTTATATCGAACTAGTGGATGTTATCGGAGATAATCTTGCCTACACGATCAACTCTTCAACATCAGTTACAGTTACAATTCCATCAAACCCATTTACCACTGCAAATACTGGTCAATCTTTAATTATGCAGGCAATTACTGGAACAGCCGGAACAATTCCTGGAAGGTATGCAATTGCTTCTGTAGCTGGAAACGCAGTCACTTTTACCGTAGCTGGCTTTCCGGCAACTGGTACTGGTACTTTGTCATTAGTTGGCTGGAATGCTGTTCGCGCCAACTACACGGCAGCAGTTGCAACAAACGTAACCTTAGAAACACAAAGAAGAGGTTACAACACAAACTCTACTGCATTTATTTCAACGATAAACACGACTGCTTCCCCTGGGCATATTGCCGAAATTACCATTGAGGATGGGCAAGTGTCGCTTGCAGATTCTCTTCAGGCAATCGCAGCTACTGTTCCAATGGCAAGAAGAGCTGAAACGGTTCAGTCTATTCCAGAAGAAAGCACGGCATTATTTTTTCAAATTCACGTACTAAACGGTACCGTTGCTCCAGCGTCTACAACTACTTTTACAATGGGTATGGCTGCTGTTTTAAACAGGACCCTCCAGAACGTAGCTTTAAACTCTGTTTCGAACATGTCACAAAACTCACAGTTACCAGTGACTGTGTTAAACTCTCCTGCTGTGACGGTGACTTCTGGTACGATTACAACCGTTACGACTGTTGCAGCTATAACATCTGCCAACCTGGCAATACCAACAATTGTGGCTGACGTTGCTTCGGCTGCGCTGACAACGACTACAACTACGGCTGCCTTTACGCCTACTTTTGGTATTTCTTACGAAGTAAACATTCCGGTAACTGTTGTTTCTGGAACTTCTCCAACTCTCGATTTTTCAATTGAGGAATCAGACGATACTGGGACAAACTGGTACAAAGTTTATGATTTTCCTAGAATTACTGCTGTAGGGATGTATAGAAGTCCTGCCATACCTTTTCTTGGAAACCGCGTCAGATATGTTCAAACAGTCGGGGGCACAACTCCATCTTTTACAAGAGCGGTAAACAGACTTCAATCAAGTTATCCTGCAATTCCTCAAAGACAATTAGTCGATAGAACTATTGTTTTAACTACTTTAAACAGTACGACTGCAATTATTCTAGCAAGAGATTGCGGAAACGGAATTCAATTAATGATAAACATTGGAGCTGCAACAACTGCCCCTGTTCTTCAATTAGAAGGAAGTGATGATTTCGGGACAACTTGGTATTCAATAGGTACACCTTTAACATCTGTAGCAAGCAGCACGGTGCAGTTAACAGTAAACGGAACAAATGCAGCCGCACTAAGAGCAAGAGTTTCAACTGCTGGAGTCGGTGTAACCGCAGGGTATGTACTAATTAAGGCACATGATTAATGAAAACAGGGGAATGTTATTTTCTAGATGAAATTTATGAATTATGGGTTGCCATGCCTTATGCAAATGAGGATGGCTTTACCTGGACAGAACAAACCAAGGCATAAAAAAAGGGGTTAAGCTTTAACACTTAACCCCAATTATTCTCAGTTAGGGCACTAACCTTCGAACAAAAAATAAATTACTTTATTTTTTTCTTAGCTACAACTTTTTTTGAAGCTTTTTTAATTACTTTCATTTCTTTTTTTGCGCTTGCTTTTGCTACTTGTTTTTTTGCTGTCATCGCTTTAGCCATTTTAATTCCCCTTTATTTGTTTAAGTATCTCTGGTTCGTCGTCAAGAGTTGCCAAAATATATTTATTTATTTTTGTTAATCTGTTGCATGACTTAAGGCAGAAAATATCATACTCTAATTCAGAGTAAACTCTATTCCTGTAAATTTTTCTAAATGGAGCTCTGAAAATATTAATTTCACCATAAGTTTTAACGTCTATTATTTCATTTTCAACCATGTAAATGCTTTCCCAGGGTTTAAAAAGCCAATAAGTGATTAAAGTAACAGCTATTGAAATAAAAACTGCGCTCATGTTATTTCTTCTTTTTTGAAGCAACTTTCTTTTTTGCTTTTTTGGCAACACTTAAAGCAATTGCAACCGCTTGTTTTTGCGGTTTTCCAGATTTAATTTCTACTTTAATGTTTTTTGAAATTGTGTTTTTACTAGAGCCTTTTTTCAATGGCATAAATACTCCTTTTACTGGGTTGGTTTGGTCTATTATTATTTCACAATTCACAAATTGCAATAAAAATAAATCCGTGCAAAAATTAAATAACTCAAACAAGGATGCGAGATGGACAACAGTAGAATACTTTGCATTCCTGACCTACACTTTCCCCATTGTCACGTGGACAGTTTGGATTTTTTACACAAAATAAAAAAAACATTAAATCCCACAAGAATAATTTGCCTAGGGGACGAACTCGACTACGGAGCCATGTCATTTCATGATTCCGATCCAGACCTAGACAGCTCAGGAAGGGAGCTATTAATGGCTCTTGGGTATATAGATACACTTCATGAATTATTTCCAAAAATGCAATTGCTTCATTCAAACCATGGGTCCATGGCTTATCGTCGCGCAAAGCACGCAGGAATGCCTAGACACCTTTTAAAGAGCTACAACGATGTTTTAGGAGTACCAAGTGATGACTGGAGTTGGCATGAGTCGATCATACTTGAGCTACCAAACGGAACAAAATGTAAATTTGTACATGGAATTTCGTCAAATATACTTGCCGCTTCACAATCCTTTGGAATGTCCTTGGTCCAAGGTCACCATCATCAGCTTTTTGAATTACGATACTGGACAGCCGGAAACGGATTACACTTCGCAATTACAGGAGGATGCTTAATTGACGATACATCATTGGCATTTTCATATAACAAATTACAAGTTAAACGCCCAATACTCGGTGTAACTTTTATTGAAAACTCGGAACCAAGACTAGTACCAATGGCACTTGATAAAAATAATCGCTGGATTGGAACTAGGGTATGAAATTTAAAGTAGGATCAAAATACACTATCCAATTTTTAGATCATTGCAAAGGCGATGATACTCTTATTTGCGAAGTCACAATATGGATAACCAAAGAGGATAAAACTACAATTTACGGCACCTGGTGGAAAATAATTAATACTGATAAAGAAACTGAAGAGCTTAACAGGGAAATGGTAAGCATTATAAAATCAACAATAACTAAAAAAAGAAATTTGGCTAAGCTGTGAAATGGTGGCTTTTAGCTTTGATACCTCTTACGGCAATACTGGCAACTGAAGTTTATAATTGCCAATGGATTTATGGTGAATATTCTTGCGAATTGATTAGCAATGAAGAAAAGCCAATTGTTAGCGACGTAGAAGTTATCGAAGCTTACCAAGAAGAAGAATTTGTCACCTTAAAAGCATCAAATTGGTATGATCTTTAAAATTACTAAAACATCACTCACTCTTCACTTTCTTTTAAAGAGCTACAACGATGTTTTAGGATTACCAAGTGATGACTGGAGCTGGCTAGTGCTTTTTGTTTTTCTTCTAATTCTTTCATAATTGCGGAGGATAAAATTAAAGTTTTTGACCATATAATTTTTTCACCGCATAAAGCTCTTTTAAAAGCTGAAACATAATTATCAGTTGCTATAGCATATTTACAATTTTCCCTATCGTTGCAACCACAAATAGCACAAATCATTCTTCACCTCCTTTTAGTGTTTCGATTTTCATATAACTTCTCAATTCTTTAAGTGCGACTTCATCATTGTTGAGACTATCTATTAGGCACTCTTTGCAAAACATTTCTCCATCTAATTCATCGGTGTATATATCATCATTTTGGGTATAACATTTAGAACATCTAGGTAAAGTCTCTAGTGTACAGTTATATTTTAAGTACCATGAAATTTCTTCTTTTGTTAATTTGCCCATTCTTTCCTCGTCCATTGTTAATTTTAGGCTCTCCAAAGCCTCACGCAATCGAGCGTTTTCTTTTTCAAGTTTAATCATCTTATTTTCTCGTTCTTGCATTTTTCCCATAACAGCAATGTTACCTTTAACAACATCACGCAATCGAGCGTTTTCTTTTTCAAGCTTTTTAATATCTTGGTGAAACTGTCTCTCTTGTTTGCAATTTATTTCAACCATGGTGGAACAACTTAAATTTAAAGCTTCAATCTCTTCTAAATGCTCTTGCTCTCGTTTATTTATGATTGTATACATTCCAGCAAGTTCTTCATGGGAAAAAGTCATTACATGTTTATAAATTAAATCATCTTGTAGTTTATCACTCATTTATAATTCTCCCGATTATCCGTTTCCGTTTCCGTCTCCGTCTCCACTTCCGTATCCGTCTCCGTCTCCACTTCCGTATCCGTTTCCGTTTCCGTCTCCGTATCCGTATCCGTATCCGTTTCCGTTTCCGTCTCCGTATCCGTATCCGTTTCCGTATCCGTATCCGTTTCCGTATCCGTATCCATTTCCGTTTCCGTATCCGTATCCATTTCCGTCTCCACTTCCATCATTAACTAAGCTTTCCATATTGCCACCGAATTCAATGACGATAGTGCCTTAGGTGTAAGGTCTAATATTTCAATGGCATTTAATAACTTTACAGTCGTAACGGCTTCAGGGAATTTGCATTTAGACACATCTGGAGTTCCAGACTGCGCACACTCTGACAAGCTTGCACCAAACCATTGCCACATCCTTCTAGCATTCTTAAGAACCACTTCTTGTCCGATTTGTGATTCGAGATAACCATAAAAAACGCCTGCGCTGTAAGTTCTAACAATGACGGCTTTCAACCCTTCTGTGTTAGAAGCATTGGCTTGTATTTGGTCTTTTCGCATATACTCTACATTGTTCAGCTTAATTGTTTCTAGATTTTCCATTTTAAATTCTCCTTATGTTTATATTATTTCCAAGACCCAGACCATTTATGTTTTTTACCTCTAATCATCTTAAAACCTCAACTTCATAACTATTTCCTTTATTCATCCTTATTATATTTTTCACAAGCATTAATTTGTGCGCCTTCATTAACCTGTACTTAAACATGCTTATTTCAGCGTTAAACTTTCTAGCAAGGCTTGCCATGGTTTTGTGCATCGGAGCTTCGTAAATTACCTGATCTATGTCTAACTTCATTTCAACTCCAAAAAAGATCTATGTGCGTATTTGCTTTAATTGTTTTTAAATTCATTTCTTTTTTATATTCCATAAATTCTTTAAGAGTCATTACCTCAGAACAATTTTTACATTTTTTAATTAACCTTAAAGGAGACTTACTGCCCGCGACCCATGCGCTCCAAACATGTCTACCAGTACAATAAGTCGTAGGCTTACTTGTTCTTTTTCTTGCCACTTTTTCCTTTCATTGAAGGAAGGCAACCGCAATGCAAAGAATTTTTCCTTTTCAATTGATCGCCTTTTTTGATAATTGTATTTCCGCAAACACAAAGACAAAGGTACCTAGAAATTCTTCTTCC